GGACAAAGAAGAGGTATCGCTATGCTCAGTAAAATAAAAGTTTACGGAAGATTAGCTCGATTTCTTGGAGAGCGTACATTTGAAGCTGAAATATCAACTCCACTTCATGCCTTTAAATTTTTATTAGCAAATTTCCCTCATTTGGAACGACACATGATGGAACAAAATTACTGTATCAAAGTCGGTAATTTTGAGATTGATGAGACAGAATTATTTAATCCAATAGGTCAACAAGAAGTAAAAATAGTTCCAGTAGCAACAGGTTCAAGAGGTTTTACAAGAATATTAGCAGGAGCAGCATTGATTGGATTAACAGTAGCAACAGGTGGCTTTGGTACGTTTGCTGCCTCTGGAGGAGGATTTGGAGTAGGGGGAGCTTTAGGTTTTGGAGCAGGAACAGCAGGAAGTATTACTCTTGGTTCTAGTTTGGCAGCAGCAGCAGGAAATTTAGGTATCTACTTAGCATTATCTGGAGCAGCACAGATGCTCACTCCTGTTCCACAACCTCCAGGAGTTTCAGAAGATCCACAATCTCAGAACTTCTCATTTAGTGGGGTGCAAAATACATCAAGAGCAGGAACAGCGATACCTGTCATTTATGGAGAAATTTTTGCTGGTTCTCTAGTAGTATCAGCAGGAATTGATACAGTACAGATAAAAGGTACAGCGTAAATGGGAATTGTTAATCGTTCAGAAGATGATGTAGTAGTTGATTCCTCGCTACCCTCTGATGCCTTATCGAGTAAACAATTCGCAACTATTGTTGATGTTCTTAGTGAAGGTGAAATAGAAGGTTTTCCATCGGCAGCAGCATTTACAAAAGGCACAGCCAACTACAATACAGCAGCATTAAAAGACGTATTTTTAGGAAAAACTCCAGTATTAAGAGCTAGTGCCGATCCAACAAACACTCAACCCACAGATTTTAACTTTCAAGATGTAGAGTTTGAACCTAGATTTGGTACGTCAAATCAAACATTTATCTCTGGTATTGCCAATATTGAATCCGAAACCAATGTCGGATCAAAAGTAGAAAATGGAACTCCAATATCAAGACAGATAACAAACTCTAATATCAATGCTGTTAGAGTTACTCTACGTTTTAACGGACTACAAAAATTTGAAACTAATGGAGATGTCAATGGTGCTTCAGTAGAGTTAACGATAAAAATTATTCAAAATAATGGAACGACAAGTACTCCAATATCTGACACAGTTACGGGAAGAACTTCTTCAGCATATAACAGAGATTATCGAATTGATCTACCTAGTACCCTTAATTATCCGATAACTGTTCAAGTAGCAAGAGTAACTGCTGATGCTGCTGATCCCAACACACTAAGAGATGAATTTTTCTTCCAATCTTTTACTGAAATTATTGATGAGCAAAGACCTTATCCTGATATTGCTCATTTAGCTTTAAGATTTGACTCTGAACAGTTCTCATCTGTTCCTAGACGAATGTATAAAGTTCGTGGGGTAAAAATAAAAATACCTCATAACGGAACTGTAGATGCAACAACTGGAAGAATAGTCTATACAGGAACATTTAATGGAACGCTTACTACAACTAAAGTTTGGTGCTCAGATCCAGCTTGGATTTTATTCGATCTTTTAACAAATGTTAGGTATGGATTAGGGGATCATATTACTGAAGCTCAACTTGATAAATATGCTTTTTATAGTGCTTCTGTTTATTGTTCAGAGTTAGTAGATGATGGTGCAGGAGGACAAGAACCTAGATTTAGTTGCAATACTATTCTTCAAGCAAGGCAAGATGCTTATGAAGTTGTAAATTCTCTTACTTCTGTAATGAGATCAATAAGTTTTTGGACTGCTGGTTCTCTCACGATTTCACAGGATAGACCTACAGATCCTAGCTATCTGTTCAATCTATCAAACGTAACATCAGCAGGATTTGGATATTCTGGTACAAGCCTTAAAACAAGAGCAACAGTAGTTTCGGTGTCATATTTTGACATGGATAACCAAGAATTAGACTTTGAAACTGTAGAAGATGCCTCTGCAAAAGCTAAATATGGTGTCTTACATAAAAAAATTACAGGATTTGGCTGTAGCTCTAGAGGTCAAGCTGCAAGATTAGGTAGGTTTTTATTATTTGAGGAACAAAATTCTACTGAAACGATTAATTTTACTACTGGTTTATCAGAAGGAGTTGTTGTAAGACCAGGGCAAGTTATAGAAGTAAGCGATCCAGTAAGGGCAGGATTAAGAAGAGGAGGAAGAATAAAGTCAGCAACAACAACAACTGTCACAGTAGATAACACTGAAGATACAGATTTAGATGCAACAAACAATCCAACACTCAGCGTTATTCTGTCTGATGGATCAGTAGAAACTAAACCTGTAAGTGGTATTTCCGGTGCTGTTATTACAGTATCCTCTGCCTTTTCTTCTGCTCCAAATGCAAATAGTGTTTGGATCTTAAGTAATACCACTTTGCAAACTACTCAGTGGAGAGTAGTCAGCGTAACTGAAGATAAGGATAACTATGCAATTATTGGAACGGCTTATAACTCAGGAAAGTTTGCATTTATTGAAGATGGATCTCCGTTACCTGTTAGAAATGTAACGATACTAAATGCACTAAAAGATGCTCCTGCTATTGATAGTGCGGAACAATTCTTCTATGTAGAAAATCAAAAAGCAAAAGTAAAAATTATTCTTGATTATCAAGCTGTTCCAGGTGTTAGTCAATATAGAGTTCAGTACAGAAAAGACAATGGAAACTTTATAACCACTACTGTTACTGGAACTGATTTTACAATATTTGATGCAAGTGAAGGTACTTATGAATTTAGAGTATTTAGTTTAAATGCAGCATTAGAGGCATCGGCAGAACCTTCAACTTTAACAAAAGATTTTGCAGGAAAAACTGCAATTCCAGCAGATATGACAGGGCTTACTGCTGAACCTGTTAGTGGTGATAGTACATTATTACGATTAAAGTGGAACAGATCAACAGATATTGATGTTACTCATGGTGGTCTTGTTTACATTAGACACGATAGTTCGAGAACTGACGGCTCTGGTACTTTTGAAAATGCTGTTGATTTAGTAGAAGCTGCTCCAGGAAACTCAACTGAAGCATTAGTTCCAGCTATTACTGGAGAATACATTCTTAAGTTTCAAGATGATGGTGGCAGATTCAGTGCAGGAGAGGCCAGTGTTGTTGTAAATATTCCAGAAGTCAGTGATAAATTACTTGTTCAAACTAGAAGAGAAGATTTAGATAGTCCTAAGTTCCAAGGTGCAAAAGTCAATACAGCTTTTGATGCAACAACAAATTCCCTTAACTTAACTGGTGCAGGACAATTTGATGACATCGGTGGAAGTATTGCAGGAACATTCGATGATGTTGGTTCATTAGATGATATAGGTGGAATATCTCCATCAGGTACTTATGATTTTGCATCTACTTTAGATTTAGGTGCAGTATTCAGTTTAGACTTAATTAGACATTTTAAAACAGAAGGTTTCTTCCCATCAGATTTATTTGATGCGAGACCGGAAGGATTTCCAACAACAGGTACTTTTGATGGAACAGAAGCTAACGATGTAGATGCTCAATTATTTGTACGCACCACACAAGATGATCCTTCTGGTTCTCCCACATATACAGCGTTTCAAAACTTTACAAACGGCACATTTAAAGCAAGAGGTTTTCAATTTAGAACAGTTCTTACCAGTAATGATCCAGCACAGGATATTAGAGTATTTGAATTAGGTTATTCAGCAAAGTTAGAACAAAGAACAGATCAAGGAACTGGTCAAACTATAACTTCATCAGCAGGAGTAACTACAGTTTCATTTAATTCTCCGTTCTTTGTTGGAACGTCAGCACTTGGAAATCTTAATCAACATTTACCAACAGTTAATGTCACTGCTCAGAACTTAGCATCTGGTGATTTCTTTGAAATATCGAATATAACTGCAAGTAATTTTCAAATACATTTTAAAAATTCATCAAATGCTTCTATAAGTAAGCAATTCACATTTACGGCTGTTGGTTTTGGAAAAGGATAGTATAATAGGAGCAATGTTACTTTTCTAAATGGCTAGAGTCGATAACACAGGTGGAGCAGGCTATGTAATTGACAATGGAACGGGTGCTGCTGTCCGAACAAAATTAAATCAAATTACTGCTGCTATCAACTCTTTAAATAGTGGTTCTGGCGATCCATCAATAAACTCAGCTTTTCAACCACATATTGACACAGGTACTTCATTATTAAGAATAAGAAACTCAGGAAATACTGGATATGTAAATATAGGAAATATCAGTTTAGATAATTTAGGTCATGTTGTAGCAGCAACTCCTGTGATGACAGGTGATGTAAGCATGAACTCCAATGGATTTTTAAAAATTCCTGTTGGTACTACTGCTCAACAGCCTGGTCAGGCTAATCAACCAGCAGCAGCAGCAGGACAATTTAGATATAACTCTGATTTAGGACAATTTGAAGGCTATACAAACGCTTGGGGTGCTATTGGTGGAGGCGGTGGAGCTACTGGTGGAGGAACTGAAGCTATTTTTCACGAAAATGAAAACCAAATGGATCAAGACTATACAATCGGTGATGGAGCGTCTAATATAAATGCAGGAGTTTTCGGGCCACTAACAATTAATGCGACTTTAACGATTCCAGCAACTTCTGTTTTATCTATCGTTTAATTATGGCTTTTATACTTGACGGAACAACAGGAATAGCAACAGTTGACGGAAGTGTATCCGCACCAAGTCAACGTGGGCAAGACACTAATACTGGAATATCGTACGCAGCAGATACTATAAAATTTTCAACCAATGGTGTTGAAAGGATGTCAATTACAAATAGTGGGGTCGTTGGTGCAGGAGGAGGTAAAGTTGTTCAAGTTGTAGAACATACTTTTACAAATGAAACGCAATCAAGTCTTACCCAATTTATAGATCTGACAGGAGGCAGTAAGACGTTAACTTTAACTGCAAGCGATAGTTCTGTGTTAATAATTGCAAATCTTTATACTTTCAACACTAGAGGTTATTCTGGTCAAGGTATTAGTTTAAGAATTAGAAAAACTGTTGGAGGTACTACGTCAACAGTATTTGATCCTAAAGATAATGGCGAAATGTTCCAAATTGATACAAGTCAGTTAGCTGGTACTTCTCTTAGAGGTATGCAAACATTAATTAGTTTAGACACACCTGGAAATACTAGCGTTACTTACACTATGCAAGGAGAGGGCTACACAGCAAATAATAGTGGTGGCTGGGGTGTTAATCGTACAGATAACGGAGATACAGCAACCTCAAAAATTATATTTATGGAGATAGCAGCATGATTTATACTAAGGGAGATGCGTTACAATCTTTGAATCCAAATGCAAAATGGGTCATTAGAGATGGAACTTTAGAATGGTTAGATGAAAGTCAAACGCAGCCAACTGATTCAGTTATAACAGCCGAAATTGCCCGATTAAATAATGCAGAACCAATGAGGTTATTAAGAATACAAAGAGATAGCAAATTAGTAAAGACTGATTGGGTTGTTCTTACTGACTCACCTTTGAGCACAAGTAAAAAAACGGAATGGAAAACATATCGTCAAAGTTTGCGTGATTTACCAGCTAATTCATCGCCAGCACTTGATTCTAATGGTAATTTAGATATGAGTTCTGTTACCTTTCCTACTGAACCTAGTTAAATATGGCAAGTATAAAACTAAAACACGCATCAGGTAATAGCACTATTTTAAATAGTCCA